TATGACTTACTCTGCCGTCTGCTTCTATATCGCACATCACCGTTTTAGGACTTCCGCACTTCTTGCACTCTTTGCCAAAAAACTTGTTTGTGTATTCGCCGTGTTTGCATTTACTCAAATTTATTATGTTATTTGTGTTTATATCTATCACTCCTGAAACACATTTTACACATGGGTCAACGGGGTATGCAATGCTATTTGTTGCACATATCCACATGTTTTTATATTTAGTAGATTTACAATTATTTTTTAACAAACTCAATTCCCCCATATCCCTCACTAGGTGGACCATACCAATCTATAATTTTTATTACAATTTCTGTATTTTTTGGTATTTCTTTTAAAATAGTTCCAGAAGAAAATGAATGCCTTCCATTTTCTGGACAAACAAACGGGAATAAACCTTCCGCAATTATTTCATCGTTTATTTCAAGATCATCATCACATAAAAAACTTCCGTTGCATACGATAATTTGAACATCAACATCAAACTGCTCAAATGTATATATTGTTGGATGATATGTTTTATTTATACTACCGCAACCAGTAAAAGGCGGTATAATAAAATACGGCTCAAATAGAAGGTCAAAGCACACTCCCAGTCTATCATCACACGGGCATTCACCACAAAGCACCCCTTGCCCGTTTAGCGTTACTGGTCTACCGTTTTGCATCCATGCTTGCATTATGTACACGCTCCAAAAGTATGCCCTATTATAGCCCCGTCGCCATGTTGTGGTATTATATCAACAATCTCAGGGCTTACAAATACTATATTGCTAAGAAGTTTCTTGAATTTATTAGCTTCGTATGTCGGGAAACTTGCTGATTGCTCTATGGTGGGCATTCCTGTTATTTCTGTACCCGTGTCGTAAATAGACTGCAAGTAAATAAAAGCATCTGCCGTAATAGTCAACTCGTCAATATTAACCGCAAAAACAGTATCGTTAATAGTTGCATATCCACAAATAGCCGAATCTAAGTCATAGCCGTAGACTACTTTAATTTTATCTGTATCGGACAGGATTGTTTTAAAATAGCCGTTGTATTCTATATCTGAAAGATCGCTCTGTGGTCTACGCTCTGTCTTTGAACCACGACTACCGAGAGGGTTATTTTTAGCTCTGGCAATCCCAGAATTAAGGATACCTACATCTTTTTTAGTTAAGCTAAATGCCCTACGAACCATATTAAACCCCCTTTAAGGATGTTGGCAAATCTAAAACAGTCCAATCTTGAGGGAATATGGTTAAATCTTCAAGGTATTCAGGATCTAAGCCAGATGCTAATAGTTTACCGCTTCCATCTAGTTTTTGAGAATCGTCAACCTTTTCTTTGCCTGTGTTTGTTCCTGCTAAATCTGAATTTATATCTTGTTTTAATATTGGCGTTGACTTATCGTTATCGTTTAATTGATTAAATCCAGAATCAAGCCATTCAGTAATCCAAGTTTCCTCTTTTATCTCAACCAATAATTTAACAATCCAATAAACTTGACCTGTGCCGCTTATTATCATTTGTGCATCTTTTAGTGTTAATTTTCCAGCCGCCGCCGCTATTGGATAGTCGCAAACTGTTGTAGCAAATAAATTAACTGTATTAAATGCCGTAGTTAGCCATTTTGTATCAAAATATTCTTCTTTATATTCTAATTCTATTTCAAGCCATGATATATTTCTAACCGTGGTTAATCCCTCTGACGGCGGGTCTCCGGCTGTATTTTCAATTAAGAAAGTTGGATCGCCTTGAGCATCGTCTGTTGAATCTCCAAACAATTCGATAGACCTATATGATTTTGTTACTGAGAAATCATAAGGTTGAAACCCTCTATCTATAGACACTAGCCTAGTGGTTTCAGAAACCGCCCCTGTAACTATGCCAACGTTAGCCGTAAATGTTATAGTTACAAACCATACGGTAAAAAGTGAATCCTTTCCAGAATCGCCAGACTTTAACCGCTTCACGTCTCTACCCGTGCATCTAAAAACTGAATTTTCATAAGCAACTTCTGTAGCTTCTTCAAAAATCAACTGATCGTAGTCTTGAGGTATTTCACTATTTTTTAATATCAAAAACTCTGCGTAAATCTTTTCTTTGAAGCTCAATAAATAACTATATCCACTTAATTCAACTCTGAAAACTTGGGTATATGTAGCATTTTTTGAATTTATAGTACTCAAAAATGAGTCGTCTAATTCTACGTTTGTAACTTCCATAATAAATCCTATGCTGTTAAATTTGCTGGCATTAGCACTATACTATTGTTTGTAAAAGCCTCTGCCATGCTTGCTGTATTATTTGCTGTATTTTTAGTATTGTTTTCTACTTTCTTATTTTGTGAACGCTGGTTTTCAATTTTAACCGCCTCGCTAGTTCCCCGGATCGCCGCACTTGATAAACTAGGGATAGTTGCGCCAATCCCAACACCTTCGCCAACTCCAGCAGCATCGGCAGCCCCTGGAGGCTTCGGCACTTTTGGAAAAACCAAATCAGCAGCAATCTTTTTCATGTTCTTGTCAAACGTAGCAAATATATCACCAGCCCCGCCGAATGGGTTTATGGCTCCAATATTACCGCCTTTTATAGCCCTTATTACATTCAGCGGATTAAGATTAAATATCATATTTTTTAGCAAATTAGTCATTGAGTCAATGGCAAGCTTTACTACTTCGACAACTGTTTTGCCGATTGCCTTAACAATATTCCATGTTGTTTTTAGCACCGTGTTTAGCGTTATCATTAAGTCTGTTAAAAACTTAATATCGCTTGCCGGGATACTGGCTTTTATTCTTTTAAATGCCCAAACAACAGAACCAGCGGAAAACGCTAATGCGGCAAGCAATGAAGCGGTTGCGCCACTTACGAATGCAATTAATGCTTTTCCCGCGATGGCTATCCATTTGCCCAATCCGGCAAACATCAAACCTGTCAAAACCCCTGCTCTTTTCAGGCTAATCATACTAAATTTAGTAGTATTTGCCATTAATGAAAATGCTTTTAGTTTTGCAGTAGCTTTTATTACTGACGGCATAAAAAACCGTTTTAAGAAAAAAGTTTGAAGTTTCAAAGCCCTAGTAAGTCCGATACTGTTTTTTTGCAAGTGCAATACGGCTAAATTAAATATAGCGATTACAACAACTACAGGAGGTATTACAATTCCTAATAAAACTATTCCACCGATAACGGGTCGTAAAAATCCCGGAATTATAGACAAGGTTTTAGCAAGTATTCTCATTCCCGTGCCAAGCACTCTGATAATAACATCAAGCCTTAATCCTTGAATTAATATTTTACCGAACTCCTCACGCATGAATTTCATCATCTCGCCTAGTCGTCTGCTCGTATTTGCAAGCTCTCCCCGTGTTCTATTATAGTCGTCAACTGCGTTTACTGACTGCTTGATAACTTCTTGCAAAACCAATTCGGCTCTGGCGATCTGCTCTGTAATGCCCCTTGTTACCATCATTTCTCGTATTTGAGATCTAAACTGTTTGCTTCTCTGATTCATTGCTACGCCCAAAGGTTTAAGGGCTTGAGATATACCTAACATACCTCGGAATATTGCATTAGTAACGGCGGGAATTCCACCAGCTATGTTTCTGAAAGATGTTAAATCCCCGGCAATTCTCAATGTTCTATTTGCTAAAGATAGAGCCGCTTTATCGGTTAATCCAAAGCCTATCATTAAATCGCCAACATCGCCAAGCAGTTTTTTAGATGTACTTGAAGCTAAATCAAAATCACCCGCTAATTGATTGGCTGTTTTTTCTGATTCTTGCCGTATTCCTTGAAAAGCAACATTAAAAACGTTTGTCATTTCTACGGCATCAGAAGCCGCCTTGACTGAATTTGTCGCAAACATTGCAAGAGGCAGAGATATAGCGGCGGTTGCTATTAATGCGGAGTTTCTTAAAGACCTGTTGACGTTCGTAAAAGACTTTTTAATATCTAATCCAAGCCCCTTAATTTCACGCTTTGCAGTTTTTAGTTGAGTAGTGTCAACCATTACTGCGGCTTTTAAAGTTCCTACGTCAAGCTGTGGCATTCTTAACCGTCCTTTTTCTGTGCTTTTTGCATTCTTTTAAGCTTTTCGTTTATCTTCTTGATCGCTGGTTCTTCTATTTCTGAACCCATCCTTAAATTTCTAATTCTTTCAATAGCTTTTTTTGCCTGTTCTTCTATTGACAAATCTTCAAGAGCAACTTTATTCCATGGCATTTCTAAATCAGACTTGCCTCCTGTGCTCATTATATTTCTTATTTCGCTCCTGATATACATTTGAGCTATGTCAATTTTAGTACTCGGTAACGGCTCTACCGCTGACCGTGTTACAAAGAAAAAATAATCATCAAGCGTTAAGGTCTGCTCGAGCTCGCTTGGTGTCCGACCAAGGGCAATGCACAAGCGATACTCGAACAGGTTATCAGGAGATTGCTTTACTTTTTTATTTCTTCTTTTAGTGCCTCTCTTTTATCTTCCATTATATTATGAAAGTGTTGAATAGTTTCTGCCGGAGATAGTTCATTATCTAATATATCATCAGTTAAAACCCTATTCATATCTCTATCAACGAGATTTTCAAGGCACTTTCTGGCTAATTTATACATCACCATTTCAATATCTAAAGATTTTTCATCTCTCTTGTCTTGGCTTTTTATCTTTTCTATGTTTCTTGAATCCTTTTGAGCCTGGTAATATCCAAGCATATATTTAGCCGGAAGTTCTTTTTTGAATCCAACTTCAAGCTTGTTATACTTTTCGCTTAAAAAGAACCAGTCCTTAACTTCGTTACTTACAAATAAACTGCTATAATCGTTACTCATTTTATCATCTCCTGATAATTTGTTAATTTATGATACAGCCGCAAACACGGGGACAGTTTCTACACCAGCCGCAGTTGTATTAACTGCTGAAATAGTTCCTGAACCAGTATGCCTACCGTTTAGGTCTGAATTTGATGTGTCGTATTTTATCATTCCAAATATTCCCCACCATGTCAAAGTAGACACTCCGGCAACGGTATAAACACACGATAAATGAGTTCCAGTTTTAATCAAATCCATAACCGTGTTTGAACATTTATCTACATCGAGAACAAATCCGCAATCACCAACAGATACAAGCAGCGAAGCATCAAAAGTTTCTGCAACGGTATTTGCTAATGTTGTTGATGGTACTTTGCCTCTTGTTATTTCTGGTGGGTCAATAGATATTAAACCTACTGGCAATCCTGCGACTGTAAGCAAATCGCCAAATCCTTCTTGTGCTGTCATAATAAGCTCCTTGTTATTTACGTTATATTATACACGGCTGAAAAATTCTGCACATGTATTACTTTGTTTTTTTGATCTGTTTCTATTTTAAGCGGCGGATTGCTTTGATTAATGTTTCTGTAATCCTCCGAGTTAATTGTTTGATTTATTAAAAAACCTATTGCGCTAGATATTAAATTAGCTCGTATTAATGATTCTAAATATGTATTGCCTCTTGTTCTAACTTGGAACGTAACAAAATATCCAACTAATTCATTTAGCGCAATTCTCGATACTGCTTGCGATTGATAGACTGTTATACATTTAATCGGATTATTACTATCTGCGGCCGGTTCGCTTTCTGCCCTGCAACTCCAATCGGCAGAACCGCCAAAGGCAGATGATACACCCTTGGTTACTAATAATGTACAAATGTCAAATGCTAAGTTCATTTTATTGTTACCCAAAATGATATAATGTCAAATACTTTAAATCTTTCTTCAAATAATGTTCTTTCTAAAAATTTAGCTTGCTCTGTGTCCCGTCTTTTATGTGTTATCCCTAACGCTATATCCCTGGCATAATGAACATTAAAGGCTATCCCATGCCGCTTATTCATATCCTCGTGAACGCTTACGGCATAAGGCATAATATATCGCGCCTCTGCAGTTGGACTTTCTGCTTTTACTGATGTCGCATAGCTAGTGGCTGCAAGTGCCGTTGTGTCCATCGGGGTATATTTACTATTAGCCGTAACTCTAAGCCACTTAGCACCCTTTAAAACGCCCATCTCTGCGCCCTTAACAAGATTATCAAGAGCTTTGTCAATATTATTAAAGACCCTTTTGTTTGCTGATTCATCCCAAACTATAGAAACCATTTTACAACCTCACGCTAACAAGTTTTTCAGTTGCTTTCACATTCGGAGTTTCGTCAATTCTTATAATAGCATAAGCATTTTTATCACTCGCCGGACTTGCCGGAGTTGACCCGGTTAATTCGCCTAGACTTAAAAAACCTTCTACTCCTAACACTCTATCAACATATACTTTTGCTAAGCTCATTACTTCTTCGCCTTTTGAATTTTTGACAATCTCAGTTTTTGTAGACCACCTGCAACTAATTTCAACAGGAGCGGAATAAGTATAATCGCCGTAGCCGTCTTGCGTTGACCTTGCCCAATATACCACTTCCTGGTTAAGTTTTTTAGTTTGGATTATCATTAATTATTATCCCAATCCCTAGTTGTTTCGCCAGTAAAAAATTGAGCCTTGAAGCTTTCCTTGCTTGCTTCCGCTAACGTTCCAGAAATATCAAGCGTGATCGCCTGTTGTCCGTATGTTGTCTGATAATATCCCACCTTAAGTGGATTTTTATAATCATCTTCACTTTCATCTATAATTATATTAATAGCCTGACGGTACTTTAAACAAGCAAAATGAGCTGATAGGTACAACTCAATATTTGTAAGTCTTGTATCTGAATAACCATTAGCCGCTAAGTCGGTTGTAACAATGTCATTTGCAACGCCTATAAATACCGTCAAGTCGTCGGTGGCTGCAATGCCAGCATCGCTTGATATAATTGCAAATACTTCATCGCTTGTTACTCTATTAGCCATTATTTAGCCTTATTTGATTTGCGTTTAGCTCTTTTCTTTTTGACTTTTGCTTCCTTGAGGTCTTTAACATCATTCTTTAACTCTTTAAGGACTTCAACATCGTTTTTTGACAATGTGTAAGAGGTTTCCTTTTTTCTTTTTTCACCAACAGGCTCGACAACATCTTTTTTAACTTCCGGCGCAATATTGACAACATCCTTTTCAATAGCTGTAAACTTTTCGATTCCATCACGCTTTGACAAGTCTTTATCCGATTCGATAATATCGTTTTCCGTGTTTGCTTTATAGATAACAGAACTAATCCCGAACGAGCCTTTTACTATTTTATATTTAGCCATAATTTAATCTCCTAATGCCTCCTAGCTAAAATTAATCAGCTAGGAGGTTAATTATTAGTTTATGCTTTTGTTGCGTGTACTAATCCCATAACATCGTTGTAATCGCTATAGAATTTAGGTATTTGCAATGTGAGAAGCTTCCAGTTAAACTCAAGACCGTCTGGAGTCATCCAGTTAATCGCAGTAGGAGCGAATCCATTAACAACCTTAACCGTACGAGGGCGCATTTCAAGCAAGCAAGCGCTGTTTACTGTCATTCTGAAAACTGGTTTAATATCAATCAGTTCTGGGAATGTAGCCATTAAGAAGTTTTTCAAGCTAATGCCCGAATCTGTACCGCGAGTGATACTTAAAGCAACGTTCCATGCGCTAGGAATATAGAGCATTAGTGAACTCATTCCGCCAGTACCTTGAATAAAATGAAGATTAATCCAAGCTCTAACATCTGCCACACATTCATCAAATGTTTTAGTTACATCGCTCCACTCTTTGACATAGGTAGTCTGAACACGATTCGGGGCTGTTGTCATTCCGTAGATTGACGATCCAGCGTAAGAAAACGCGCCACCACCGAGGATAGCTAAATCCTCCAGCTTTTCGCCTGTTTTGCGAGCTTCATTTTCTGCGCCACGACTATCAATAGAAACATTAGAGCCGTTACCGTATGCGCCACGCTTGGAAGCGTTAAGCGTTCTAATATCGAGTCTAAAATCATTGTTAATCATAGGCAATGGCAATGTTTCACTTGTTACGAGCGGAATATCATTGCTAATAGTGCTGCGACCAGTCATAGACAAGTTGGCTTGCCCTGAATCGGAGTACATTTCATTGATGTACAGGAACGTTCCCAAAGCGGCTTCTTCGCTGCCTAAGTCAACAGTCCCAACTCCCATAATATCAGAGAATACATTTAACTCTGTGCGAATAACGCTAGAAATATCATCATCCAGCTTTTTCCATGAATCAATCGGAAGAACCGAAGCATTGGCGGTTCCGAAAGAAACCTTTTCGCCTAGACCATTAAAGATAAAGTTTTCTCCATCTTTTCGGTATGGGCGGTAGTTTCCAAGCCCGTTAAGTCTAACGCCTTGTGAAACCGCATCTGTTTGTGTTAAGAATTTCATTTTTTTTAATTCCTTATTTAGTTTGATTAAAGTACAAGTGCTTCACATCTAGCAATTGAGCCGGAAGTTGTAACAGCCTCTCTGGCTTTCAAAACTACGGCATCTGCGGCGGCTCCACCTGCAAGAGTTGCGGCGGCTTCTGCTACTACTGCGCTTGCACCTGTTGATGCGCCAGTATCGGCAGCAGTTACAAGAATGCTAGCTGCATCATCAGCGGTTATAGCTGCGATAATTTCAGTAGCGGTACTTTCGATTGCACCACCTGCGCCAGTTTTAAGACTAATTATTACTAAAAGTCCTTCAACTGAAACTATGAGAGCTTGGTCATTTGCGCTTGGGTCGAGCAATACGACCTCAATAGTATTTCCAAAAGCGCCAGCATCAACAGCCGTAAAAGTAATTGCATTATTATTACCAACTACGCCAGTATCTAAACTAGCGGCAACGATAGCGGTTGCGACGGTAAAATTACCTACTGCATCTGGAGTAAGATGAGAATCAACAGAAACGGTTTGACTAGTTGCAAGCCAGCAATTAACAACGTCGCCGGGGAGGTATTGGCTGTAGAAAGCTGTTTGGGCAGTAGTATAATCTGCATCAATGTCTACACCTGTAGTACCCTGAAAATGGCGGTCATCAGCAAACAACGCCGACGGAGCAGCCACACTGGCGGTTTCCCATCGTTTAATTAGTCCACCTACTTCATAAACGTACTGCCCTGGAGTGATAGCTCCATCTGCAATAAGTTCACCAGCTTGATCCGATCCGGCTGTTTCACGGAATCGATAAATATTAGTTTTATTAGACATTATTCACCTTCCTTTTTTTCTGGTTTGTTACCAGCATTTTGCATTTGCTTTTCGTCGTCTGAAAGCTCTTGTGCTGGCTTGTTATCGCCGCTGCCGACATTAACCGAATAATCAGCTTTCTTGTTAAGCTTTGCAATTCCTGCTAAAACTTCGCAATCCATGCCAATCAACTGTTCTTGAGTCAAAGCGTTTTCTTTGTTAGCAAGAATAGCATCAATATGCACTTGCTTTTTGCCATCTTCAATTTTCTGTGCGTTTTCTTTCAGTGTTGTAACTTCCGCTTGCAATCCTTCGATTGTTTGCTTTTTAGCATTTTCAGCTAATTTTGCAGCATCTTTTATTTTCTCTGCCGCCAAGTCAGAATCTTTTTTATTCTGTGCAATTAATTCTGCATTATCTTCGTTCTGCTTTGCCAGTGATTCAAAAGAATCAAAGTCACCATCTGGCATTTTTTCAAATGCCTCACGCTGATTGTCTGCGAGTACACCACTCTTAATCAGTGCGCTTACTTTTTCTTGTCTTTTCATTAAAGACTCCTTGTTATGGTTAAGCTCTTTATTTAGAGCGTGTTCTTTTTCGTCTTTGTTTCTTGCAAACCCTGCGCCGTCTTCCCATGAGCAAGCCCCTTTTTCGTCTAGCAATATAGCCAAATGATCTGGAGTTATTTGATTCGCGACTATAGTGTATTCATTACCCCCGAATTGCCCATTTTCTTCATATCCGGCTATTCTCATTCCCGTTGAAACGTCTATATTTTTATTAGCTTCGAGCATTTCAATGAGCTTTTTACCGTCTGCGAGGTTTTCAACTTTTACAACTTCAAGCCATGCCTCTGCTTTTAATTTGCCGCCTAGTACTTTAGTGTTGAAAATTGTACCGACGTTTTGAGATGTAAATGTATCGGGGTTATTTGCGGATATTGGCGTACCCTCTGATTTTGGGTGATATATAACAACTGGTCTACCATCCCAAGTTTCAGCGGAGGCGTTGACGGCATCTTTAAGATATAATACGCCATTCATTACACACTGTTCAAGCATCATTGCCATAGGCGCAACCATAAACTTAATATTGTTTTTGGTTACATATCTAATTAATGGAGAAATATTCTGTTTAAATATTTGTAGAATGTGTTTTTTATCCATAAAATTATATCCTTTTTTGTTAGTATATTACAATTTTGTAGTTTTGTCAAGAAAAAACTTACAAAAATGTAAGTTTTTTTGTTAATCCCCCTTAGTGTTCTTTGTATTTTATAAAATTATTGACATTTAAGTATAATATGCTATATTAAAAGCATGTAGATCAAGTACATAACAATTTAAAACACTATAAGCTCTTTTGGAATAGCTTGATCCTATTCTGATTGAGCTTTTTTATTGAGGGCGTTATGAAAAGAATAAAACTGACACAGGGCAAATTTTCAATAGTTGACGAAGAAGATTTTGAGGAACTAAATAAAATTAAATGGCATGCATGTTATGACCGTGGTACAAAAAGTTATTATGTAAAAAGTTTAATAAATAATAAAATAATACACATGCCAAGAAAAATAATGAAAACAAATCAAGGGCTTGTTGTGGATCACATAAATCATGATACGCTAGATAACAGAAAGTCAAATCTTAGAAATTGCACGAGAAGCCAAAATTCCATGAATCAAAGAAAGCCGAGAAATAACACTAGTGGAACAACTGGAGTATATTGGAAAAAAAGCATTGCAAGATGGGTTTCATTAATAGCAATAAACCAAAACCAGATATATCTTGGAGTGTTTAAAGATAAAAATGATGCCATCAAGGCTAGAAAAAAAGCTGAAATAAAATATTTTGGCGAATTTTTATATAATGGTTAATTTGTAAGATTTTTATGCTAAACATCTCCATTCGTGTTTATTTTTTGATTTTATTTTTAAAAAGTGGCTAGGTGTTTGTCATATTTAAATCAATATCTATTTAACCACCTAGCACCTAAATAGCGTGAACTTAAATATATCATTTAGCTAATCTACCATATCCTAGGAGTAATCATGGCAGAAGTGCTTTAAACGACTATTTGTCTATGTTTTCTGGGGTCTTTGTCCATTGTTAAAATCCTCGCTCGCTAAATAAGAATCCCTTTTCGGAAAGGCTACCCAAGTCGTGAAACAAAGAATCGCCTACATCAAATAATTTATTATCTCTATCCATTTTTTAACTCCTTTAATTATATTAAATATTTTCTTTTGCGAATATATCCGTACACTTTATGCTTATAAGTTATTTCTACCATGTCGACAAGTTTGTAATTTGGGTCTTCTGAAAACTTGCGCTTTCTAATATATTTCCTAGATATAAACTCCCATTCTGTCCTATAGAATACCCATAGATACCAGGAATGGACATACGGAAATAGTTTATGTATTATCTTGATTATTAATTTAATCTTGCTTATCATTCGTTTTTTGCGCCTTTAACTTTGCTATTTCCGTAAGGGCTTTTTTAACGCCGCTTATATAGTATCGGCTCCCGTTCTTCTCGGTTATTTCTTCAACGTGCTCTCTTAGTGTTTCTTCGAGGTTATCCATGTTGCTTTTTGCTGGTGCCATTTTGTTATCCCTTGGTTATTGATTATCTTTGTTATTCATTTCAACTTTTGCGAGAATATATATTTTAATCAAATCTCTTTCGTTCTCGTAATATATTACTGACATTTCAACCTTTTCAAAGTCTACTATTTCTCTTGTTTGGTTATGCTTAATAAAAACCCTGTTGTCTTTATCTGTGTATATAAAGTTTGCATCAAATATTAATATTACTTCTGAATAGAAAACCGCATCATCTTCTTGTTTTGTAATTATTTCCATGTTGCACAACGGGGCTTCTATCTTTGTTCCGTCAAGTAATATGGTGCTGTAATCATCTCTTTCAAACTTCAACGTGTGTTTAATTTCTTTACTCATAATAAACTCCTGGTTAAATTACCTGTATGGTTTTACCATTAAGAATGGCTTTTCTGCATGTTTTTTTATCTTCGTAAAGTTCTTTAAACGCATTTAGTAAATCTTTTTTTATTACGCCTTTTTGAAAAAATAACCCCTCCGGATCGTCTCTATAGTCCCAAACCTCGCCAAATTTTTCATTTCCATTATCATCTATAATAATTTCCAGAGCTAAACCCCTTGGGTGTAGAAAACATCTGTTTATTTCCTGTAGCCCACCCATTGCTCTAAAATCTTTTACAGAAATCCTTTTGATTTTTTCGCTCATAATATCCCACCTTATTAAATTATATCATCTACTTGCGTTGGTATTCCTGCCGTCAACGGTAATAAACGAGGAGCACATCTACAATATGGGTGCGCTGGTAATATAAAATATAGCTCGTTTATCGGGTAAACGCTAAATTCATTTTCTGCACAGAACGGACATACTTTATCATCTTGAGCTGTTATCCACTCCGCCAATATTCCCACTGTTTCAACATCGTATTCTGTCCATATATCAAGCTTTGCAAAATCATGGTCTCTTACTATTTCGGTATTGGTTACTTCTTTAGCCCTAGTTTTGCCGACTTTGTTTAATCGGTTAATAACGTCCATTGTAACGGTTCTAGGTGATTCCCCGGCTGATATATCATCTATAATAACACGGGATATTTGCTGAACCATCGCACTTGTAACGCCTCGCATTTCCTCTTTTGTTTTCAACTGCAACAGCAATATAGCGGCTAAATACTTCTTTGATCTGCTAGACTTGCCTTTTAATGTCGGCTCCGGCTCGTCATCTTCAATGTAATCTTCGTGTTTTAACTCTACATATCCAGCCTTTAAACCGCTTTCATAAGCAGCCCGAGTGTAAATGTCCATCCATTTTCCAGTTTTATCACCGAACAAAGGATTATCTTTATTACCAAATATTATAACATCTATCTGCCGATTAAGCCAAGCAATGAAAATCTCGACCTTTTTATCAATAGATCGACTTGCGCCATCTTTTTTAGCCAGTGCTTTGTTTTGTTTTTGACCCTTTTCTAAATCAAAGAAGTCATTATCGAATATCGTTTGCTTAATTTCAAGCGCAAGTCGGTTAAATCGTCCCATCATGTTAGACGTGAATTTTCGTCGTAGTGTCGCCGTCCGTGTTGGGTCTTGTTTATTTACTCTATTTATCTTAAATGTTAGTCCTTTATTCATCTTCCGGGAATAAGTCCTTTTCTTTCAAGTCTAGCGGTTCTTCTTCTTTTATGTCTATGGAGTCTATTTCTTCTTTAGACATTCCTAAAATCATTGCATAATAAACTTCTGGTGGGAATATAGCTTGAGTTTGTGGACTATCACCATACTTGACTAATGCCTCTGTTTTCGCTTTTGCTGTTTCAGCTATCGTCTTATCGTCTTTAGTCTCAAGGTCTGCCCATACTATGCTATATTCACCATCTGCCGGACTAGCTATAGACCCAAGCTCTAAAAGGCGGTCTATTGTCGGTCTTATAATATCGGTATCACAAAATCCTACTTGCCTTGCTGATACATTGCCTAGCCATCTTTTGCTATCTTGAACAGAAGATACATTTGATTGCTCCGTCCCCATAAGTTCACGCTGCGGGATTTTCTTCTCTGCGGATATTTGCTGTATTTCTGTCATAAAAAATTGTTTAGGGTCTTGCATGTTTATGCTTAGTGCTTTTACTTGACCGCCTTTTGCCACAAGTGATTTTTCAAACCCATCAACCCACTTTGACATTTCAGCCTTGAATGCCGTTGCTTCTGTTTCGCCTATTTGGGCATCTTTGTCAAACTCCGCAATCGTACCACCAGAACCATTGCGCCAGTAACCCTCTGCGCCAGAACCTGATATTTTCTCTATGTTGTAAAGGTTGTTGTAAACGGCTTTCATTCGTGGCGTTCCGTGTATATCGCCAGAATCGCACTCCTCGGCTATATGTATAATTCTTGACCAATGCACCTTTTGAGATGTTGCTGAATTATCGTTACTAATTGTTATGGTGTAAAATTCAGGCTTCCCGAATCTCTCACTTGACGGATCGTTATTATAAGAATCAATTCTTGCATCATTCCCATTAAACGCCTGGAAATATGCAACGTCCCCGCCTGTCGCTGGCTGGTCTACCGTTAAGCCGTCCTTAAAGCCAATCAGTAATATTCCGTAAGTTAGAATACCCGTTATTCTGTCGGCTCTGTGCATGTACTTAAAAAGCTTTTGATCTTTAATTAACGAGCTAACATCTTTTTCAAATTGCGTAAGTGTTTGGTCTTCATTCTCTATTATTTCCGGGCTAATACTCCAGCAAGCATCGGGATAGGCTTTGACAACCGCTTTTGCTATTGCATGGCGTTTATAGTAGTTAATATAGTTTTCTGTCCTTAAGGTTCTAGGATAGCCAAGAGCTTTGTATAAATCACGATTGCCACCAAAGTACAAACCGAGCGTGCTATTAAACATATTTCTCTGGAAATTCAGGGCGCAACTGACGGCGTTTGCTACTTGGATTGATACTTTCCGGGCGTTTGATCTGAAGTAATCTTTTATTTTAGACATAGAAAATCCCTTGTTTTAAGTATAATAATCTATTATCCGTGCATTGTCAAGCAAAATCTTACAAAAATGTAAGATTCTTATTTATCGAGCTTAATTTATTTTTCATTTATTTTTAGTTTAGCTGTTGACAAGTGGCACAATGGGATATATAATATAGTAACAATTAACTAAGGAGTATTTAATATGAGCACGACAGAAAGTTTACTTTTGTGTATTTTTGTGCAATTCTCATTTGGGAATTGTAATTGCTTCCGCGGTTGTTGACCTGCGCAAAGAACAACGAGCGACTAACAAGATTTTAGGCTTAATCGCAGATCGGGTGGTGGAAAAATGACAATCACAATCGGCAGCACAACAAAGCTAACAGTCAAGCCTAGCCATTTGCAGAAGCTTCTAAAACAGGCGGAAAGAATGGGCTTAACAATAACCGAAATTGTAACGGGAGATAACAAATGAATAAATTAATTGCTGGAATATCAGTAGTTTTAATAGGCTGTACGTTTATACTTTTTCGCCTGTGTGTGATTTTATGGATAAATCTATCTCTTACTGCGGAAAGGGTGTTTAGCGAGGAGCAGAAGGCTTCTCTTTTAAGCACGGGTGAGGGAATCCAAGAAGGTTCAATTCTCGTTATGGTATTCGCTATTATATTAGTTGTGTTGTTTTTTATCAAGAATGAACGGAGGGTTAAATGAGTAAAGACGGTGATTATATAAAGAATTGCAAGGATTGTCATAATGATTTTATTGGAGAGAAAATAGATACTCTATGTTCTGAATGCTTAAAGAAATTTGCAGATAAACTAAATAAGCAAAACAAGCACTGTGCGTTTAAGTCTATTAACTATAATATTAAAACCAACAATACGAGTGTTAGATAATGAACAAAACAAACATACAGAAGCTAATCAGCGGCAAGCCTAGCGAGTTTGCAAGGCGTATAGGCTGCCCCAAGTCTACGGCTAATCACTACAGCGACGGGACTAGAACGCCGCCAGCGTGGGTGTATGCGCTTATACTACACAGGCTTAACCCCAAGAATGAGTTTAAAATGAAAGTAGATAACGACTTTCAACATATATGCAGTAGGTGTAAAGGCAAAAAAACAATAAGCGTTCCAGGTGATAAATTTACTGAAGAATACGGCGTAAGAACAACCTTGTTTACAAGTATAGCATGTCCTGATTGCGACGGCGTTGGATGGTTCGACAAAATATATACTATCGATACTAAAAATATGACGATCAATGATAAGAAAATAAAAGAATGCAAGCCGCTTGAATGGAGTATTACAAACAAATTTCTTACAAGTTTTACTCTTGAGAATGGCAGAGAATTAACTATTATTGGCGGTCAAGCTAGGTGGGTGAAAAAATGAATGTACCCGTACTAAAAGATAGTGAAAAACTAAAATGTCCTGCCTGTAGTGGTGAAGATTTTTACCCGGTCGAGGTTACCATGAAAGAAGTTACTAACGGTACGGAGGGAAACTTCTCTTGTTCTCTATGCAATGCAAAATTAGTCGTTTTTGTTAATATGGCTGGATTTACTATAAGGGTTGAGAAATGAAAATGCCTATTAACTTTAATTTGACCGATAAGGTGGATATACCCGAACTAAAAAAACAGGGAGAGTGATAAGTATCTGGATAACCCAAGCCGGATTGCGATATCAGGTTCGTTATTTTAATAATGGTGATTCAAAAGAAGTTTATTTTTATGCCGACGAATTAGTATTATCAAAACAATCTAAAAAAATAGGATTATGACAATGAGCCAAGAAATGCGAAACAAGGAAAGGGATAGGCGGTCTAAGGAAGTTCCCATATTTGAAAAGCAGTTTATTCAACAACTTTATAAGTTAGATAATAATGGACATAAAGTTATTATAGATGAAGCTAAATGGATGGATGTAGCAATGGAATTTAAAACGGTTATATTCAAATCAAAGCTGAGGTACAGGAAATGAAAGATTTTATAGAGTTTATATTTTTTTTGGTATTTGCTTTTTTCTTTACTGTTTTAGTAATTTTATTTTTTTTATGTCTTTTTAAATCAATCAAGCCGGGTTTTGCTAAGTTAGGTAAATCTGTTAGATTGTTATTTGTTAAATCAAAACAACAAAATAACCGCCTCGCACCATATGCTACTAATTATATGACTACTGGCAATAGTGCAGACTTAAACAAACACTTATTGTTAGTATGTAATGTTATGAAAAACATACAGCATAGTAATGTCAAGCATAAAATAATCAAACGTAGATTAAGGTATATAAAATGAATATATTACTATGGGTTTTAATATCAATAGCGGCAATACCTGCGACAATGTGGACGGTTATGTATATTTTATGCGTTCCGCTGTGTTTGTCGTATATGACACTTCCCAAAGATGGTAAAGGCAGGGTTCAAATAGGCAAGATTAAACACCACCTACGCAGTAATATTAACGGGCTAATAATATCAGACTCAATCCTAGGAATACTAATTTTAATTAAATACTGGTGATAATGATAATATACAGCAATAAGGCTACAAAAACACGGCTTTAGAGCCATTATGGCGGCAATATACAGCAAGTTTGCGCTATTTTTATACAATAAAGAACTCGCTATTGCCGCCCGATAGCTCAGTTAATGCGAACACAAGCGAATCGAGCCTGTTCGGGCTTGTGCCGTCGCCTATATAAGATACCATTTCATCCTCAAGGTCTGGAAAATGCCCTATATGATGGACTAAGCCTTGTTCATACAATGCGCTTATAGGCTCTGCTCTTAACATCTTGCCCCGTGATGATGTTACGCTTTTAATCCTTATATTATCACAATCAGACATGCTTCTTATTGTATGCTCGCACATTGCACCGCCATAGTTGTTTTCTACCGCCATAGTGTCTACTTTGTGATGATTGTATACGTCTACGCACTTTTTGCCCCATTGCGCCGGGCTTCCGTTCATAGTATCGTCAGCAAGTACATAATAATGATTGTCTGATCCCTTGAAGCAAGTTACTATACCTATTGCATCTGCTTTCTTTTTGCCTTCTTCTTTTTTCTTTCCGTTATCGCCGGATGGGTCAACGCCTGTTGATATTCTAGTTAGCTCTACGCCGTCAGGTATTTTATGCACTCTATGCTGGTTGATTATTTGGCTATTCCATAATGCCCCGTCCTCGTCGTCCTGCCAAAGCCCGTCTAAAAACCTTTTGCGCTTCCGTGCTGGCATATTAGCAAGTATCTTGTCTATATAGTCAATTCCAATATTATCAACGTTGCCTAGTGGATTCATTGAAAAGAATGCGTACATTTCAGGATTTAGTATTGCACTATTTTCTTCTGGGTCTATATGTTTTACAAATAACCTATATCCCCAAAATGCCTTGCTTGTAGGGTTGCAGTCAAAATATGCTTTATTGATTAATATAGTCTTTTGGGCAAGCCTTGTAAGTGCTGTTGTTACCGCATCATAGCTAAGCTCCGTCATTTCATTAAATAGAATAGTTGAATACTCTTTGCCTAGTATCTTGTCGGCTCTTTCTTTGTCGTCAAGTCCGGCTATCCATATTTCAGAACCGTTCTCAAACTTAAAATACCAATCCTGTTTATCAATCTTATATCTTAATGGCGTGTCGTTCTCTGAATACCTAAAGGCTAGGTCAATTACTTTTGGGAGCGTGTCAAGAGCAATAGAAGTCTTTACGCTGTTGAAGTGCCGCTTTAGTATCAAGTGCCTTGAGTTTGGCGCATACAAAGCCCTCATAACCATAGCATACAGTAGTATAAACGTCTTTCCGGAACGAGAGCCACCTTGCAGTAAAACATAAAGAGCTATCCCAGACAATACCCGAATAGCCTTTTTTTGGTCGTCTGTCTTTTTGAACTTTACTATTTCTTGCATTATAACACGCCTTTATCTTCTCCGCTGAAATTCATATTATGCCCTAAAACTTTAAGCTCGGAGCGGTCTATAAACATATCATTGTTTTTGCCAAGTGTTACAAGTGCGGCGTGTTTGTTGTATACCTTGACTTTGATTTTTTCGACTTCTTTTGCGCTGTCTGGGTGTTCTGGATCAAGCTGCCTTGATTGTACTACTTCAAATTCTTTTATACATGATCTCTGTGCTGCCGAGAGGTCGTTAAATTCTGTTACAGTCATTGTATAGCCGTTATAATTAGCTATCCCTGGCAGGTCAGTAAACGCAAGTTTCGCAAGTTCTTGTTGTATCTTATCAACCGTTATCTCAATACGCTGGTTAGATTCTTCCTGTAGCTCCATAATGCGAGCATAGACACAAGGGGTGTTGTAAACCTCTACGGCTTTATTATATATTACAGGTTCGCTCATGTTATCACAATCGTAAGCATATCTATAAGCAGAAGCTTTACATCTTGCAACTAAATATTGCCTTGCATAAGCCTCTTGTTTTGCTGTACATTTCTTTTCTTTTACTATATCACCCTTATCTAACCCTTTTTCTTGCTGTATATTATCATCTACATTTTTAAAGCTTTTGCATTTATTAGAATCTAAGCTTAATAGAAAATCTTTATCAAATACCTTGCAAACTATCCAATTTTCGTCTGATTTTTCTTTATCCAAATTTTTACACTTACTACATTTATTTAAATTCTTCTTCCCCTTTTTCTTATCGCAATTAGACGTTGCAAGGTTGTCTTTTGGCTTAGTCATTGTCTACCCTTATTAAATTATATCCAAGAATGATAATACTTTCAAATTCGCATTCTTCTAAACGCCCTAACTCTTCGCTTACCATCTCTATTTCATCAAATGTTTTAATTTTCTCAAGTCTATCGACGGTTGCGTTTTTGAAATTAACACTACTATGCCTTTTTATAACATAGCCAACAAAATAAATATATTTCATCCTTTAACCTCCATCCACTTGTCGTAGTCAGCTTGTAGGTTTTCCCATAGCTCGGGCGTCGTGTTGGTTGCCCTTGCTAATTTACATTGAAACATTATAGAGCATGATATATTTTTCTTTATTAAATTTTGAATGCATAAAACATTTAGATCATGCATTATGCAAAATTCTTCTACACTTATATTCAACCCGTCAATATACAGCTCTTTCAATATCTCGCCTGGGTGAGCCGGGCATACCTTGTGTTGTTCGATTGGTAATACTTTTTCTTTTTTCTTTTCCATGTCTAAATCCTTTTAAGTTAAAAATGGCGCCGGCTATGTGAGATTTAAACTCACTTCAACGTTTCCTTAAGTATTGCCTTACTTGTAACAGGAATATTCGTTATTTCAGAACGCCTTTAGCAAATATCAACGCCCTAAGCCAGCATATAAATTAAAAAAGCGGACGGCGGGATTCGGTTCCCGCAAGTTGTCTTTGCTTCTGACTTATGGAGTTGCGCTTTTACCCGAATAAACCTCGGATACCATAAGCCTAGTTAATTCATTAAGGATTTCGCATAGCTTATCCACGTTGACAACGCCTCAATGTACACGTCTCAATTCCGCCACGTCCGCTAAAAATCAACGCTGGGTATAGCTCCAGAGGCTTACTCTAAAGTACATCTAGTTTAGCCGTTTGTCAAGCTTTGAGTTTAGCCAATCACATATTTGCTTTATCTTAAGCTCCTTAAATATAGCTTCTTTTAAATCATTCCACGCTTCGGATAATGTTTTATCTTTCTCTTTCATTTCATCGCTCATTTTGCGCCTCGTTGGTTAAGTCTGGCTTCGTGCCATTGTTTGGTTAGTTCTTCGTTATTAAATATGTGCTCGTGGTTAGTTGCCATTGACCCACCCCTTGCTATCTATATACGCCTTACATTCTGCTTCGGTCTGGAAAGCTTCGCCTTTTTTGAACATTCTATTATGAAATGAAGTTACACTATCAAGTGCCATTTTTTCACATGTCCATTCGCTAAACAAATAGAAAGGAGTATAATAAATATCTCTAACTTTAGGTATCCATTTGCTTTTAAAATCGTCGCTACGGTCAACTGGCGAAGCCCTGCTTAGTATTCTTACTTTGTCGTCCCACTCAATAGGGTTAACAACAATATGCGTACAATCATTGCTTCCTTTGACATATTCTATATGCTGCTTTCCTTTGTCTTTCATCCCATCTCCTTTGTTATTTTATTTCTTTTTTCACATTCGAGACATGCTTCAGATTTAGTTAAGAATAAATCATGCTCATTCCAAAGTGTTCCGCTGCCTACGCCTGTGCTATCCAACATATATTGTCGTCTATCATCGTTTTTGTATTCTTTATCATATAACTCAAGTGATATTTTTCCTATTTTTCCGATAATGTCTAGCTGTACATCCCACTTCGTAGAAAACCATTCCCTTTTACCACCACTGCCAGAACAATCTGGACATAGAACTGTTCTGGATGTATTATTAATTTTTACCCTACCTTCTCTACAGGTTTTGCAATTAATGAAATCACTATAGCAACCTTTTTTAATTGGATAAACTCTGTCTTTTAAGTTAAACTTTGTTTTGATATTCATTTTACTCTCCTTTGTTATTTACAAATATATTTTTTAAAGTTCCACCATCTTTTTTTAGGCTCAAATAAAACAGCTTCCAATTTGCAATATCCATTTTTATTTGCAGTTTTTTGATTTTTTTTCACAAAACAATTTCTCATCCACTCACATCTATATATTCTTAGTCCTCCAGTTGCTACATCTTTACTGACTATTGCTTTTGGGTGTTTACAAGATGCTTTATCATATCCCCACTGGTCGCAAAACTTACAATCTTTACATAGTTTCATGCCTAACCTCCGTTATTCTATTAGTTTACAAATATTTTCTCAAGTTTTATTTACTGGTCTATCATTTTTTGTAAACTTAGGTTTTGCATTCCATTGTAAGAACTCAAGCCTTAATAAGCGGCTTCTAAAAGCTTCTCCGGTGTCTGAGTCTTCAAACTTACGAACTATCTCAACTCCGCTGAGGTTTGCGGATAAGTATATTTTAGCATTACCCCTGCCGGTATAAAGGTAATCAAGCAGGTTATATAATCCCTCTCCGCCAGATAATGATATTTTCTTTTTTCCTATATCATCAATTACTAGAAAGTCGTTTTGTAATAGTTTCTCAAGCCAAGCATCTGCGCTTATCTTGCCGGATTCAGAGCTTTTGTGTCCATATCGTGATAAAAATTCATTGCATGTTATATATTTGCATTTTCTGCCTTGTTTGGTTAATAATCCAAGATTGTTACATATTGCTCTTGTTTTTCCACATCCATAATCTCCTGAAATCCATAGATGTTTATTTCTATTACTCCATGCCCATTCAGCTAATGCGCTGTTATCAGACGTTTTAGAGCGATCAAAGCTTGTAGAGAATGGTATTGCTCGCAATTTCTTTTCTAAGGCTTCAAGTCTTATGCTTTCGTTTTCTTTTAATTCCTCTGCTTCTATACACTTATCGCACTTTGCACGATTTATCATTGTTTTTTCAAGTGATCTAAACATCTTTTCAAAATCATCCTTACAGCTATCTTCTGTTCTCAACTCAACTTTATATTTATTTTTGCAAATATCACATATTACTTCGACTATCTCGTTTTTAGATTCCATAACTTTTTACTCCTTGTTTTTTATTGTCGTTTGCTTTATCAAGTTCACCAGTCCAATTATTAAGCAATGTTATTATATCCCTGCGGTAAAACTTAAACCCTGAATTATAAAGTTCCATGATTAATTCTAATTCTTCAACAACATTTATTCTTTTAATTATTTCGTTTAATTTCTTTTTTTCTTTTTCGCTCCATTCGGTTGTTTCTCTACGATTATAAAATTCACAAATTGAAGATATTACTTTTTCTTTAGTTTCATTTTGTTTAGTATTGTTTAGTTTACTTTGTGGGTTATTGTTATCATTAACAGGGTTTTGGATTACATTAACCCTACTAGACAAGCCTAATTGCTTACATATATCTTGTTTTTGTAGCAGGTTTACATTGCGGCGTTTATAAACATCAAGCAAACCATCTATGAATTTTTGAGAAAATATTATTTTACTTTCCCACATCTTGAAATCAATACACCCTAACTCTGCAAGCTCTTTTAGTATCTGTATACACCTATACTCATCAACCAGCATTTCTGCTGACAATAATTTCCACTTAGATTTATTCCTGCAATCAATAAAATGATTTTCTGTACGCCCTAATTTTTGCAATAGCTTAACCCAGAAAGCAAATCCGTCATTTCCAAACTTGCTTTCAATTATTTTCATACTATCAGAAAAAGCACAATCTAAAGGAAAGTAGTCAACTATTGCTTTTGTAGGTCTAGCCATAATTTACCACCTTTTGAAGAATTGCATTTAGTACACAAAACCTGAAAATTATCAATTTCATTTTACCCATCACCCATCCTCCTTAATCTTTGTGAGCCATTGATCTGCCATTGCTTTAGCCCTTTTTTTAAAATAGATATGCTTGATTATTTCTTTTTTCTGATATTTTCACATATTCAGGGTTAAGCTCTACTAATATACAGTTTTTTCCCTGTGCTTCTGCCTCTAATGCGGTTGTTCCGGCGCCACCAAACGGGTCAATAACCAATCCGCCGTCTGGACATCCAGCTTTAATACATGGTCTTATAAGCTCTCTTGGGAATGTGGCAAAGTGCGCCCCTTTGTATGGTTTTGTGTTGACGGTCCACACGGAACGCTTGTTTCTTGTTTCATATTGGTTTGTCTTTAACCCGGCCATTCGTGAACGTCCGGGAGTATTGTTTAGTTTTGTGTTATCTCTATCTCTGTTTGAATCATCAAATGTAGAGGTTTGTTCTTTTATTGCATCATTATCATAATAATACTTTTTTGACTTTGACAACAAGAAAATATACTCATGCGCCTTTGTGCATCTGTCGGTTACGCTTTCAGGCATTGGATTTGGCTTGTGCCAAATAATATCTTGTCGTAAATACCATCCATCTGTCCGCAAAGCAAAAGCAACCATCCACGGGATTCCAATTAGGTCTTTAGGCTTATAATCTTTAGTAGTAAAATTACTAAACACATCTCCCATTACTGTTCCTGCCGAAGTTCCCTGTTTTGCAATTAAAGCGGAAACATGAACGGTTCCGTCAGGATTTCTACCCTTACCGGATCCGGCGTAACTATCACCCAAATTAAGCCATAATGTTCCATCATCTTTCAGTATGCGTTTTATTTCTCTGAATACTTTAACCATGTTGGCCACATATAATTCAGGCGTTTTTTCATTGCCTAATTGATTGTCGTTACCATAATCCCTCAACCCCCAATAAGGCGGTGAAGTTACGCAGCAATTAACGCTTTCAGATTCAACATCTTTTAGTTTTTCTATGCAATCACCTGTTATATGTGTTACCTTCATTCCCTTTTCCCGTGTTAAGATTAAAAATGTTTATTCAAGCTACCTTAATAAAGCAATTTGCAAAACTTGAAGCAATCATTTTACTTTTGAACCCATCGCCGGCATAGTAAATATGTTCAGATCTAACAAATCTAACAATAAACAATTTTCCGGTATGTATATTTTTAAATAATCGACCCTTTAGTTTTTTCCTTTTATACAAATTATAAACTTTATTATTTTTCATTGTTCTATCCCTTAAAGGTTTAGTATTAATTATCTTTCCGTTTTTGCCATAAAACTTCTTAGACAAAAACTCTTTATGCTGTGTGAGAACATGACAATCACAAATAATTCCACCACCCGTTTCTCGGTAACTACAGTTTTCATCATGTTTATAAATAGGTATTTTGTCTATTATCTGAAAAGCCCTTGGATAATCAACACTCATAATCCTCCATTGTTAAATGTTTCTATTTTCAGTTTTAATTCCTGTTCCAACTCTTGAAGCTCGGGAAGGCTCCAGATGTATACCCTCTGGTCGAGATCGCTTGTTATAGTAGGTTCATAGTCGTGCTCCGCCATGTGGCACGGGCGCCAGCAAAGCCATACTAGATTTTCTTGGTTCCAACGTTGCCGCCTGTGGTCGCAGCTTATAATATGATGTGCTCCGCTGCCTTCGCGTTCGCGTCCACATTTCTTGCATATACCGCCAGCCATAAGCCTGCATAGCTCGCTTGCTAACTTGTCTAGTCGCTTTTCGATTGGTCTCATTTTATTTTCCTGATATTAATTGAATTCCACGACATTCCGCATCCAAAAGAGAAAGCTGGGAATTCATTATCTTTATCATCTTCTTCAAGCTCATCATCGTAATCACCAAATTCACTGCCAATAGCCTCATAAATTTCATCATCTAAAAGATTATACCATTCGTCGCTTGTGGTGTTTGTTTTTGAATCAACCAATATTAAATAATGGTTTGGTCTATCATCCATCGGATATAAGAAAATCAACTTTTTACCATCTCCGTATACCGTTGACAGCAAGGCTGGTTTAATTAAATAATTTTTAGTCCAATGAACAGCGTTTTGCTCTTTAGTATATTCAGAAAGCATATTTTCTTCTTCTTGAGTTATATTTCTTTCTTCCATATTCCCATCCTTTTTTTGTGCCGTCCCCGGCGTTTATATTTTACTGATTAGTGGTTCTAATTATTTCCCTGCTTGAATAGTTTTTGATAATTCTAAATATTCATTTACCCAGTTGTGCGGAATATCTTTTTCGGCTTTTATATATCGTGCAAAAGCCTCTTTTATTTCTTCAAGCCTTTGTTCGTTGCTTATATATCGAGGTTTTAATCCAAGTGGTGGTTTTACTTTCCCCCTAGCGTGTTGGTTAAAGTCTAGCGTTGCGCAATCGGGTGGAGTTGACGGCTCTTTGATGCGGTAGTCTTTTAATTCACCGCCATGCTTAAAAATGTTTAATTTATTTTGTAAATATGCATCAATCCATCCGTCGCGAGTATGGTTACACTCCATATTCCTACAATCATCATCGCACGCTTCCATGAACTCGTCTAGCGTTTTGCCACAGGCGGAAATTGACTGTTTAACTAATCGTAAAGTATTAAGCGGTACAGCTCCAACTAGATTATAGGCATCATCATTACTGCCAAATACATTAGACCATCCGTCTTTGTTTTTAATTTGGCAATATAAACTTTTATTCCATAAAGCATTTGTGAACTCGTTAATATTTCTACCACAGGCGGAAAGCTCTACAATGCGATATGCCTGTAATCCAAAGGATTTTATTGATTCTACTAAATTAAAAGCATCGCTCTTGACCCATGTTCCTGCGGCGCAAAACTCAACATTGCTATCATTCATGTGCTTACTTGCCATAAATTCATCGAAAGTTTTTCCGCAATCCGAAAGCTCTTGTTTAATCTCGTCCACAAAGCAGTCGTCCTTGAATGAGAATAGCGGATGTTCAATACTGTTAAATACTGGTTTTTTGGAAAACGATAGTATATATTCGCCTGTAATGGAATATCTATAAAGGTGCAAAAATAACTCTTTTGTTTTTTTAACTGTCGCTCTTTTGTGCTGAGAACCCCACTTGACACCACAACTAAAACAAATCTCCTGAACTAGCCTAGACTCCTCCGGCGTAACTTCCAGCTTCATATCAACCTTATCTCTTAAGGCTCGGCGAAAAACAGGGTGGTCGTATTTGGCTTGCCATTCTTGGAACGTGAGGACGGTATAGGTTTGGCTTTTATAACAATCAACCGTTCCATATCCATGACTATTATTCCATCGTATTGCACTATCTTCAAAATAATTATTCCAGCTTCCGCCACCACGCCAATCTAACTTATAAAACTTAGTTACATAATCCCATTCTTCCTGACTTCTTACATTGACGACTTCTTTCATTGTTTCATCTCCATTGGTTGCTTGTTTCGGCGAATCCTGTTTTGCCATTAGATACTGGGCGTTTGTTTTGCACTTTAGGCAGTCTACGGGAATCCACTCCTTCGTCATAGTCCAGCCCTCTGCGCTAGGCGTACAGGCGCAAACGTTATTGTGATTCTTAAAGTGGGTTCTCATTCCGCGCCTCCAGTTATTAGTTAAGTTAGGATTTTATTTGTTTGTTAATGGGAATTAATGTTTTTTTAAATTCGGTAATTTCTTTTAACGCCCATTTTTTTGCTTTTACTTCAGCTCTACCCCAAAAAGGCGAAATTTGTTCGCTTGCCACTTCTTCATCTTGGCAAAATATTGTTATTCTCCAACAGTTGCCGCAAACAAGATAAATATCAACGGTATAATTGCCATCTTCTATTATTCTAATCATTTTACTTCTCCTTGTTGAATTTTAGATGCGACGTTATGAGGCTTTTGGTACAGTTAGGAGGATTGGGTATATCCATCCAGTGAGTATATGATTTATCTAATGCAAGACTAGTCCAGCAATTATCATCTGTCCACCAAACATCTGTAATCCTAAATCCGTTTTTGTGCCATAAATCAACTGGCGTTCCGTCCCTAGGTGCTGTTTCTATTGGTTTCCACATATCTTACTCTCCTTTTTTGATTGCTTCGGGAATAGGATACCCAAAGTTTTGAATACAGAACTCGTCTAAAAAGCTTATGTACTGTGCCATGAGCTCCATGCTTGCATCTCGTTTGTTAAATTCTTTTAGTCCTTTTTTGATGCAGAAAAACATTTTCATCATTTTATCGACATTTTCGATAGTTGCTTTAGGTGCTACTGTATAGCCGAATTTCTCAACCTCGTACAAATGCCCGTGTCTTTCCTTGAACAGTATTACCATGAATTCATATATCCCACATTTACCGCCTTCTCTTGAAGTAGCATATAGAAATCCGAGTTGCTTATTGCTTTTAGGCTTCTTGATATTAGAGAATTCAGCAGTAACCCATTGATCCTCTTTGACAGCCTCCTGCACCGCCAAAAACTGATTGCGATAAGCCGGAGCAAGCACCCCGTCTTTCTTCTGCCACACTATTTTGGTCTTTTTCATTATAATCGACCTTTGCCTCTACAATTCATGCATTCTACATCGCGACCCCAGCCATCTAAAACCGTTCCAGATGTATTACAATCTTTACAGGGATTAGTTGACCGTATCCATTGTTCTTTTTTAGTATTTTCTTGCTTTAGTTTTCTAAGTTCTTCTTCAGCTCGTGATTCCACCGGACTTGATATACAATCGCTTCCAGTGGCCGTCCCGTAGTTTTCAAACGCACCCTCTATCCAATCAGTTACATTATCAATCTGTTTATCACTTGCAACTAATTCAGAATCGTCAAAAGCTTCCTTTATGCATTCTTTCCAGTAATTCATACTCCCTCCTAGATTTCAATTATTGAGTTAAAGTTTTCATATTGCGATTGCATCCTCGAATGATTCTAAAACTTTAGTATTTTTGCAATGATCGCATTGCTCACACCGCCGCAAGTCTTTTTCGTCAACTTCGCCAGCTTTAATTTTCAAAATAAACGGCTGGTATTCTTTAACGCTTTCTATTTCTTGATACATTCTATCCGTGCAGTCTTGATCTGAAAACTCGATAATCTTTATATCTGGTGTTTTCTCTTTGGTAACAGCACAAATAGCCATTACAAAGCCGTACTCGTATTTTTGCTCTATTGCCTCTTGGTATATGGCAAGTTGCAAAAAGTAGTTGTAAGCTTCGTAAAAAGGCACTTTCCGCTTATGTATATCACTCCATATTGCTTCAAAGCTTCGAGTTGTTTTTAAATCATAGCCAATACAAGCCTCCGTATTTATAAAGTCTGGCAGACACTTCCACTTAACGCCGTTAATATCTGCAATCAATACTTGCTGTTTTAATCCCGTCATGCATGACATAAAAAGCCTATCTCTCTCTATTCGTGCAATCATTATATCGGCGTTTACAAATGGAGATTTTAGTTTGTTGCTTTTGCCATATATTTCAGGGTGTTTTTCTTTCCACTCGTCAAACGTTCCGGCAAAATAAGCATCTACATAAGAACCTATTAACAGCGCATCAGTTACGGGGCGTTTATATTCGTGCGTAACGTACTGATGATAAGCCGAAAACTCGCACTTTTTAAAAGCCTTGAACTGTGAAACGCTCAAGTACTCTTTGTCTGATTCTGGACTAAAATAATTATCAAGTGTTAGCATTTTTAGCCTCGCTTATTTTATCTTCAATTTTTCCATCTGTAATACATTTTTGTATATCACCATATTGAGCATTTATTATTTCAGTTGAACTCTCAATTTTATATACCTTTTTCAAATATTCGGTTATTATTTCAGGAGTATAATTCATGCTTGAAACTAACGCCCCTAGCTTTTGCCTATCTGCTGTAGATATTTTTTTAGTTTTCCATTCATTAATATCTTTTGCCTTTTTTTCGTCTGCAAATTCTTGTGTTATTTGGCTTACATATTTGCAATCATCAAACTTGCCCTCAAATACATCAGAGTTAAAGCCTAATGCCGAAAGCCCCTTAGTTAATGCGTTAGTCTGCACCTTTTTGGTGTACTCGTCATCTATTTTAAGATAACCTGGTTTATCTTTGTAGCTTTGTGTCATGTAAGCAACTTTAACAACGGCGTTTATTGGCAGAATACCAATTTCGTCATTATACTTATAAAACATGACAGCCTTATAAGACACAAGAGTTGTTTCACCAAATGAATTAAAAGTAAATGATTCCGATTCGGGTTCGATTCCCCAGCCTATGCCATAACAGCCAAATATTTCGGTTGCATTTTTTCGCTGGTGTTGCGGACTAATAGCGGTAATATTCATCGCCCCAATTTTAGCACCTTTAGTTATGATTGGGTCTGTTCTGCATACTGAGTTCCATAGTTTTAAGTTTGTCTTTTCTGTTGTCATAATCTTATCCTTTGGTTAAAATTCTATTACTTGGTCTTTAAAGCGGTTGTATATTAAATCCTTGTTTTCGTCGGTAAGCTTTAACTGTTGAAGTTCCTGCTCACATAGACCGTTGACTATCGGCTCTATCTTATCAAAAGCGGGGTCAAGTTCGAGAGACTCATCGGGGCAGTCCCAAGCTATAAATAGTTTAACGTCGTTATTCATGGTAATTGTTACAATTAGATCGCTGCCGTCAATGCTTATTCTAAAGTTCCGCCCAAGCGAAATATAGGACTCCTCCAACTTGTAATCTCCGGCGTTAATCTTTGACGTGATGTAATCTTGGATTTTCATTGGCTAGATCCTTTTTATGCCAGTTTGAAACAAATGTAAACATTGTATGTTGTCAACTCTGTAATGTTCATTTATATTAGCAAAATAAAATCTGTAATTTCTATATTTCCAACGTCTGCCAAATTTATCAGAAAAGAAACAATCATCGTTGCTAACCATGTCAACTAAAAATTCTGATACCGTATTGTAGATTATATATTCTGTCATTTCTTCACCGCCTTTTTTTCTTTATGAATAATGCTAAATTTTGTCTAATGATTTTGATTTCTTTTCCGCTAAATTTAATATTAAATATTGTTTTCATTTCTTCACCTCGCCAGCCCGAAGCCGTCTAGCCACTTGCCGTCTTTCATTACGCCGTATCGTGCGTTTTCTTCTCTTTGAGATTGCTTTCCGGCATCGAAGCCCTCGCCGTATTCTTTGGTAAGTTGGTTTTCTTTGTTTATTAGTATTGTTGCGAGTATTGCAATTATTGCGAGTAATACTAAAATTATTGCTATTGTACCTCTCATTTTTTAGCTCCATATGTAAGTTTTAACCGTTCATATTCTGCCCGCTCCGCAAGTTCTTTGGCTTTTTTGCCCTTGTCGTCGTATATTCGATTAAGCATTTTATTGATTGCCTTAGATTGCTTTTGGGTAAATATGAGTTCCATGAAACACTCGCCCGTGCTGTTATATGGTTCACCTTTGCCGGTGCAATTCCACAGACAAAATTCATATCCGCCAATCTCAATTTTGAGCCAGACGGTGTCATCGCTTGATTTCCTCCAGTTTTTTACTTTAAACTCCTCATTAAGTATCTTTTCTACGAAGTAATCATTAATTTCCTTGATTGATTTTTTAATATTCATTTCCCAGCCTCCACGTTTCCTATCATTTCCCGAAATCTCCTTGTCCCCGTGAGATAAAAGACGACAAAGGACGCCCATGCGATAAAACAAATTGCGTATAGGGTTTTCATTGTTTTTTTGCCTCCTTTAACATTGATTCCAATTTTGCAGCGGTGTAGACTATTTCGCTTTCCAGTATTCCTATTTGGTGTAGTTTGTTAGTGCCGCCGTGTTCTAATGCCTTGTCTCTTGCCCTTGCTGGCACTTCACGCAACCGCTTTACGAGTTTGCCTATTTCAAAATTGATGTTCATAATTACCTATCTCCCTTGTTTAATCGATTAATTTTTTGCTCCAGCAATTAGTCCAGCAACGACTATCTGTTGCTTCTTTAGCTTTTTTCTGACACTCCTTGATGGTTGAACTTTAATTACAACACTATCTTCATTACCGTCTATTCCTGTTCCGTGTATTTCAAATCTCATAATCTCCATTCCCTTGTTAAAATTGTTTACTTAAGTTAAAAAAGCGGGCGGCGGTTATTCGCTGAGGAGTAATTGAAGAGGAGAAAATTGTAGGAATTTCCACCACCCGCTAAAGTTAATAGTGAGTTAATATTATTGCAGGACTCGAACCTACACTTGACTTCCGCCCGTTCTCCTAGTCGCCATGAACCGACCATTAAACTATCAACTAACTCACTAAAATATAGAATAAACAAGCAATCTGTCGCATTTTCCTCCAATCTCCTGTTCCTTATAATGAATTTTGCAAAATTCTTTATATATCTACATCAGAAGGCAATTGCCAAGTATCTCTATTTGTTTATTGCTAGCCATCCACAAATAGGGCGACGACAACTTTTGATAAGTCATGGGTCATGCTTGTTTAAAATATAGAATAGATTGCGGACGGCAGGGATTTGAACCCTACATGAGAAATATTCTCGGGTACGTTTGCAACCGTTCTTCTCACAACCCACGTACGCCTACCCATTCCGCCACGCCCGCAATCTAAAATTTTCAATCAGCCATGCTTTTAAGGTGCAAGAAACCTTGTTAGTGTTAATTGTTAGCTTTAATACTCTTGATTTGCTCCAACATATACAAATTTTGGCTTGTGATAACATGATAATGTTTTAAATACTCGCTGTCTTTTCCATGGCGGAACATCATTAATATGAACTTCCTTTTTTTTGCATATTTCAGATTTTTTAAAACTAAAGCATTCTGTTGCTCCTCCGAGTCCGTGATTGTAATCATTACAATAACAACCAGCACATAACATCTTTTTTTCGTCTTTTGGCATCATTCTCTCCCTTTGTTGATTATTAATTGTTAACTGTATAGCTCTACAAGCTTACGGATCAGATACAAGCCCAAGAGATAAGCCATTATGCCTAAGACTATAAGGCGAATAGAAAAATCAAACGTCTTCTTGAAGTTCTCCCATGAGCTTGTCATATTATCTCCTCGTTGATTATTTTATATTCCACAATGCTTTAACTTGTTTTATTGCTTTGTTGTATTGTTTCCTATATTTATTTGTTTTATCTGGATATGATTCTTTTACTCGTTCAGAAAATTCTGATAACGAACTTTTAAAACATCCGCAGACTACAAATATTCTTCTTTTATTCTTGTAAAAAATTGTAGAAGCTGAACGACTACCAATTAAATCACTATAATATATTTGCGGCATTGTCTTACAAGAGCTACAAGAGCGACAAGAGCTACAATCGCTACAATCGCTACAAGAGCTACAATCGCTACAAGAGCTACAAGAGCGACAAGAGCTACAATCGCTACAATCGCTACAATCGCTACAAGAGCTACAAGAGCTACAAGAGCTACAATCGCTACAAGAGCTACAAGAGCTACAAGAGCTACAAGAGCGACAAGAGCTACAAGAGCTACAAGAGCGACAAGAGCGACAATAGCTACAATAGCTACAATAGCTACAATAGCTACAATCGCTACAAGAGCTACAAGAGCGACAAGAGCTACAAGAGCTACAAGAGCGACAAGAGCGACAATAGCTACAATAGCTACAATAGCTACAATAGCTACAATCGCTACAATAGCTACAATAGCTACAATCGCTACAATCGCTACAATCGCTACAATAGCTACAATCGCTCATTGTCTTACTTAGCTCTTGCGCTCTTTCTTCCGTGTAACAATTGCAATTCCAAGTATTATTGTTTTCATCTGTCCATTTGTTATTAATTTTTTTCATATTCTCCTCGTTGTGGTTTCTTGTTATGTGATTTAACTGGTTTCGTAATTTACGTAATATTTAAAACAAAAAAGGGGAAGTACCCCTTTAATAAAGATTAAGAGCGTATTCCCTTTAGTATAAGCTCTGTAAAAATTCGTCTTTTAGAGATTCCTGTTTCTGCTTTTTTCTGCTCAATATAAGCACGGATTTTATCAGAATGTTCAGGCTCGACTTGCCCTGTGTATGGGGCTTTTGTTTTTTCTTTTGACATTTGTTTGTCTCCTATAATGGTTTGTACATACTATCTATTATATTACGTTAATTACGTTTTGCAAGCTTTAAATTAAAAAAAAGTGAAAAAAATTAAAATTAATTACGTTTTGACTTGCTTTTTGTCAAAATACACTTATACTAATATCATAACCTACAAAACAATATAAGGAATATGTATGAATCGTCATGTGAAATTAATTTTTGATTTTATGGTAAAAAACAACTTGACTCAATATAAAATGGCTCACCGATTAGAAATAACGCCAGCATCATTAAGCAGATGGCTAACTGATTCAACGGGCATTACCGCAAAAAATCAAAAAAGAATTGAATTTATTTGTGGCGATCATCCTGTTTTAGCTATTACTGATAAAATTATTGAAAAGCTCAAGCTATTATCAGAAGAAGATCAATGGAAAGCCTACGATTATTTAATTAAGAACTTCAGTGAGGGCAAAAGAACCCCCGGCAAAGATGACAGCGATAGCGATAGTACATAATATATCCTCCTCTATGAGTTTATATATAAAGCATAATGATTATAAAAAGAAAAAGCAAGTCTTTTATTAAAAATAGTTTAGCTTGAGGCTAACATCGGTTATAATTTAATACCAAAAAGGAGGCAATATGAATGAAGACACAATGAAATGTATAGAATTCAATAAGAGAAAGAAGTTGAATGACAAAGACACTCTTATTATAGCTAAACAATGGATGAATGTATTTGGCAATCGAAAAGAGAAGCACACCAATAAAAACCATGCTCATTTGCAGGGAATACTTCGAGGCGAAATAGAGCAATGGTTAATTGACGGTATTAGTGATGATCTACGGGAGTGGCTTAATGATAACTACCCGCAACTATTAGAAATATAACTAAAGGAGGCAGGATGGGTTGGTCATGTGATATAACGTGTGTTAAGGATATTTTAGAAAAAGATATTGACACAATACTAAATGAAATGCCAGACGGCTTAGGGCTGGAAGAACGTGGCGGAAAACAAGGCTGGGGCTGGATATGCGCCTGCGATGTCTGGAAACCAGTAGAAAACAAAATAAGAGTATCTGGGTCATATAGTTGTTCTGGCAAAATAATGAAACCTTTTGTCAGAAAATTCAAGAGATTACTTAAAAAACATAATTATAACGCCAAACACAGATGGTGTTATTAGCATTCAAACGAATTAACAAGGATGGGAGGTTTAGGGATGGGAATAGATATATATGGAGCAATAGAAAGAGTTGTCGATGAGTTTGGAAACAATGCTTATATACGAATAACAAAAAGGGCTTTATTTATAGAGATAATTCTATGTGCGTATAAATATAACGAGCATCATTACTCAAGTTTCGAAGTACGCAATACTAATCCTAAATCAATGGTTTTTGAATTCACTTACAACTTTGAAAACGCAATAGTAATGTTAAAAAATAGAATTATTGAATACAGAATAGAAAATAACAAATGACTAACCATAAAAAAGAACATGAACCGAATTAACAAGGATGGGATTATGGATAAAAAGCAGATAGAATATGCAGTTATAAAGAACGCAATCAATACTTTGGCTGTAGTTTGTACAGCAAATAAAGATAAAATAATAGATATACTCACAGGTTATCTATGGGACGAGGAGGAGGCAGGAGGTATTAAGCAATCAAGCGGAGAATTTAAAACTTCGATTTAAAACTTTTTTCCACTTTTCTTTTAAAAAGGCTTGACAATCCTACGTTTGTAGGTTATTATATAGTATAAGCAGGGAGAAAAGCTCTCATGCAGCAACCTAACAAGGACGGTTTGAGATGAACACACTAGACGCATTTGCAAAAGGTAATGCCAGCCGAGAAAAAGAGCTAATGGTATTTGATTGGAATAAAGCTGCGGAGTTAATCAAAGAACGTAAACCGGAAGAAGTACAAGCTGGCTTATCTGGCGATTGGGGGTGTACAGGTGGAACAATCTATGAGAACGGGGTAATTAATGCAGACGACTATACCTATCTAGCAAGCACTTGGGCTGAACCGGAAATAGATATTGATGGTGATGTTTTTTCTTGCTTCAAGATGCAATCAGAAGCACCATCATGGGGCAGTTCTACAAAATGGCCAGAAAGTTCATTAAAAATACTTACAGGATAACCACCGGGGTATAAACTAAATAAGGAGCGTTGAGATGAAAGAACGGACACCAAAACAAAAAGAGGTCTTATGTTTATTAGCTATGAGAGGGGTGTACATATCCGCTCCATATATTGGCAGTAATGACTATTTTATATGTATCGTCGCGAATACCAGAACAGTTAAATTTGAAAAATTAGACGTTCGAGTATTTAAAAGCCTTATGAATAATACCGATATAATAAAATCCCCTGTGCTTTCCCATCCCTACAAAACGAGATGGGTTATTAACGCCCCTAAAAGAACAAAAATAAATATAAAACTAATTAGCTCGAAAATAAAGGAATTTTACAAAAACAGAACAGCAACTTTCAGTATTGAGCGTGCTATAATTAATTTAGCTAACTAACCCACGCCGAGCACTCGGCGAAACAGGAGAAGGGAGCATGAAATATATTTATTTTATTAAATATAAATACGGAAACTATCAAGAGCATACAAGAAAAAGGCTTGTAAATTTGGATTTTCAATTAGTTGATGATGATTCTTTAACCTCACTTAGGAAGTATCTGTATTTAAACTATTGCGAAGAACACACAGACTTTACATCTATATCTTATCTTGGAACAACTACGGAGATTGTAAATGACCGCTAAAGACCTGATAGAGAAGTATGAGAAGGAAATCGAACTGATAGACATTCAAATTAAAGACATAAAAAAAGTAAAAGTAAAATGCAGTAACCTTTCGCAATTAGCAGAAGATTGTCTCCACGATAAAGAGTTACAGAAATACGCATACAACCAATTCATAACCGACCTTAAGCAACTGGAGGCTAAGCAATGAGCGACAAACCAAGCAGTAGATTTATCGTTAGACTAGGAGGCAAGGCAAAACCAATAGTCCGCTGCGGTGAATGTGGATGTATAAAGTCAGGCAAGGCTAAAGCAAGAACTAAAAAAGCTACCGAAGCAAGCATTAAAAACGGTCAAAAAGGTGGGAGACCAAAAAAGGAGAAGGAAGCTACAACATAAACATTAAAAATAGCGTTTGCAATCCTGCAACGCTAAAGTATTTTAACTAAAACAGGAGAAGGAAAATGAAAACTCTATTATTAATGATTTTATCAGTCGCGGCAACATGGGGCTTAATGAGTGGTTATGATTCACTTACGGGAACTCGTGCCAAGTCTGACGACAGATCAGATACTCGAACGCTGAGAAAGCAGTATGACGACCTGGTGTTGAAATGTAACGATTTAAACAATACCGCTAAAACACAAGCTAACACCATTAAAAGGCTCAGGGGAAGCCTCAAGGCGGCAATTGGCGCAATCGGAACGAGAGACACCTTGGTTAACGCAAAAGACGAATCTATTAAGCGATTAAAGACTCAATTAATCAATTCTCAAGAAGAAAATAGCAAAATCAAACTTTCAAAAGTTCTAAAGTGCACTCACAAAATAAGCAAGAAAAAGAAAAAGATTGTCCGCAAAAACCCACAGTTTGCAAAGCAAGCGAAGGCAAAAATAGAAAAAGAAAAACAGGTAGCTGAAAACAATCAGAAAATAGCAAAGCTAAAACCAAAACTAGAAAAAGCGCAGAAAGCATATGATAGTGCCAAGGTAAGGTATGATAGTGCTAAAGCAAAGTATAAAAGATTGCGAAACAAAAAGAAAAAAGCAGCGCAGAGCGCAGTAAAAAAGAGGCATAAGATAAAAATGAAGGAATACAAAGATGAAGCTTGGGAAATATCAGGGGAAATATTAAAACTAGAGTTTCAAAACTCAAGGTCTTATTGAGCAAAATAACTCTTGTGTTTTCTTAGCCCGGTGTAAAAGCCGGGCTTTTAATAATATTCTTGAGTGGTAAATCTATAAGGTACCATAAGATGATGCGATCTTATTGTTTTCCGTTTCGGTTCTTAGTTTAGCCTTGCGTATTTCAATATTGTTAGTATACTTGTTTTCAATAAATCTCTTAAGGTCTTTAAAATCATCTTTCATGGTTGATATATCTTTACCTTGCAACGCTAATGTTTTATCCATTTTGTGTAATGTTGTATTTATCTTTTTAAGGTCTTCTACATCTTTTTGGAGCTGGATTATTTTAGTCTTATTCGTTTCCTGGTCTTTGTCGTTATTAATTAAAGTAACTATAGCCCAAGTAACAACACCCAATATGCAGCCAGCCCCGACTATGGTTAAAACTTGCTCTATAACTTTCTTGCTTGTCATTATTCTTTCCACCATTTAAAACCTAAATCACTATTACAATATTTAGCGAAACGCCAGCCTCTAAATTCTACTATATATCTGCGAGGGTCTAAAAGCCCATAATTGTACTTTGCCATCTTTGTAGAATTAATATTAAATCTTTTATTGCTTGCCCTGAAATCTCGGTAGTCTTTATTTTTAGGAATCTTTATATCGTTTTTAGTTTTTAATTCCCGTTCATACCATTCTACGTCGTGGATAAGAGCTACAGCCATTAGCGACGGGTGAAGCTTGCTAATTGCAATCCTTAACCACCTAGGGAAGCCGTCAGAGCCTATCCCGTTGAATATTTTAGTTAGCTCTTTGTCTGTATACTTTTTTAATATCTCACGGTTTTCGAGTTTTGCAAGGTTTGCTTGCCTTCTCCATTGTGCAATCTGAATTTCAGTATACATAAATTGTTACTCCTATGGTATTGCCTTTGCGGCTGTATTTGCGGCGGTGTCGGCTAACTCATTTAAGCCTAGTAAAACATCCTTAGTTGTGCTATCTGTTGATATAGCTTTAATGCTTCCGTCTTCGTAATAACTAATAGTCATAGTTCTTAGTATGCCGTAACTATCTACAGAGCCGTCTTTATTGTATCTAATACCAGCACACCCTGTCAATAACACCATTAATACTGTTAATAAGATTAGCTTGCTCATGTTGCTCCTTTAGTAATTTATTTTAACGTATTCAATTACAGCCGTCCAGCGGGTTGCGGTTGCATTTGCTGGCGTTACTGTTATTTTTAGAGCTTCGTTTGTGTCGTCTGCGGTAATAGCCCAAGCCGCTGCCCCCACGTTTGTATCAGCATCCCAAACCAAGATAGTCTGCAATGTTTGTGATAATGCAGTAGTAGTGCCTTGGCGGTTTATCTTAACTTGATATACGGCATCACCTATAGAACCGTCTGCCTGCGCTCCCATTACTGTTACCTTGCAAGTATAAGCATCATTGTCATCAAGGGTGAATTGGTCGTCTGTTCCATCTAAAAATAATTCCACTTCATCGGTTGCGGCTGTTGCTATACGCGCTTGGACTTTTCCATCTTGACAATCACCTTCGGCGGCAAAACGCCCAGAGGCGTGTGCGTGTTCACCATAATGGCTTGCTATAGAATAGATACCTCCACTATGTGAGTATTCACCAGATGATGTAGTAGCGGAACCCTCCGCATGCGAACTACTGCCACTTGCGGTAGTATTATCGCCTTCGGTGTTAGAATTAGCTCCACTTGCAATAGTAGTATTACCAATGGCGTGTGAATTATCACCAGATGCTATAGTTTGACTTCCACATGTGAAAGATTTGTCGCCAAGAGCACCATAACCAGAGCCACCCAATGAAAATTCTAAACTTACGCCACTTGTTCCAAGAGTATCACGCCCAACACTGCTATTATCAAGCCCAAATCCATTCCCATCAACTAAAAGACTTCCACCTGTTCCAATAGCATTTATTTGACCCTGTATTCCCGACGTAACACCTTTTACATAGGATAATTCTGTTAGTGACGGATAAGTAGCGACCGCTAATGAAACTAAATTTTTAGAACCATCTGTCGATACTAATTCAGAAGCGGTTGCATAGTCAAAGTTTGCACTTGTCGTAAATGTTGGAGCCGTAAACATTGTTGCTTTTGATTCATTGGTAACGTTATTTAGCGATAAATCTGTTTTTGTTTCTGCAATAGTTCTAACAGCGTAAGTATCTTCTGCGGTTAATTTAATAAAAGAATCCGAAACATAAGTTAATCCAGAAATACTTGTTAACGAAGCATCTACAACTTGATAAGCACTAGCCGCAGTATAAGCCGCAGTCCCCAATGTTCCACCAGTTCCAATATTCAACGTAGAGCTATCTGTGCCACTCAAAGTTAAACTGTTTGTCAAGGTAAAGGTTTTGGCGGTTGTGATAACTAAACCATGAACGCCTGTAATTAATGCCGCATGTGTGGACACGGCTCCAGAAACTTCATAAGCAGAACTAGCCGTATACGCCGCCGTGCCAAGAGTTCCGCCAGTGCCAATATTCAACGTTGAGCTATCCGTGCCGCTTAATGTCAGCGTATTGTTAACCGTGAAAGTTTTGCCCGAGGCTAAAACCACGTCTAGTTTATATCCGTCCAAACTCATTATAATATCTCCTGTTTGATTGCTGTTATTTCATCAAGTGTAAAGCTTGCCATAGACTGTATGGTTATAGGGTCGGTTAAATCAACCGTGCCACCTGCTCCGCTTAAATGTGTCATTACTTCTACATTGGACATTATCGCATTGAGTTTGTCGGCTAAAACGGTATCTGAATTTCTTGCATCAATAGCTTTACAAGCAAAAAGAATATCACGGACATTGAAAGAAGTAACAAACGATTTTTTGTAATCAATTAATGCTTGTTTCTCGTCTGCGGTCTTTTCTCTAACCGTAGTTCCGGCGAGTATCGGGTCATTTGGAACGCTTGAAGCGAGTTTATATCCTCGTACCGTGTAACCGTCTGCGGTTAAGGCTTCAACTTGTGCTCTAGTCGGCGAAATAAGTTTTCTGTAAACCTGCTCAACTCCAACGCCCTTAAACGCTATCTGATAATATTTTACTTTTTCCATTGTTAAGCCCTCATTGATTTTAAATAGTTTTGCATTATTTCACCGACTAATAATTCTCTTTCATATATTTGAATGTCGTCAATAGTAACATTGGCATACTCCATAGGGGCGGTATTTAATCTCGCGCCGAAGCCAAGGTAATTAATGTCGGTATAGGAAACAACACCGCTTCCCGTTTCGGTATCTTTCAAAACTCCGTCAAGATATATTTTTCCTGTTTTTGTGGTATTGTTAAAAGTCCCGGTAATGTGATACCAATTTCCAGAAGTCATGTCCGCCGAGGAAATCTTTAAGGATTCCCATGTAATAACGTTCGTAATCCTAAATTCAACATCGCCGCTGTAGCTCCTGTAGTTGAACATCCAACCGGATTGAGTAGAGCTATAATTAGAGAAGTCTATAATCCTGCTCCACGAAGAGCCTGACGTATTGTGTTTTAACCAAAACGACACCGAAAAATCGCCACTAATTTTAAAATCGGTTGCATCTATACTGCCATAAGAGTTTGGCACAAGTACAATTCCTGTGTTATTCACATTGGCGGTGCTGTAAAGCGTTGCATCGTTGCCGTTGCCGCTATAATCTTTCCATGTACCCAAAGCAGATACAGAACCAGTGTTCGCGTAATCCCACCAGCCGACTAAGCCCGCTTTGTTTACTGGATGATGATTAGGTCTTAGCATTATACCACGTCAACTTGACAATTTTGATAGCCTATGTCGTTAGCCCATGTTGAAGTACTATCAACATATAAAGTCATTTGGAATGTATCGCCTACCGCTAGACCCATTGTAGCAAGTGCGATTTCGCCAGATTCAAATACTAAAGGAAATTCACCGCTTCCGGGTGATGTGTCTGTGCCGATTGCAAAAGTAGTAACAGCACTCCAATCAACTCCGTCTGTAGTGTTCTTCGCTTCGCCTTTCCATATAATAGTAGAACCATCCCATGCATTAGTCGCTTCTGGAGCGTAAGCAATCTTGAATACAAAGCTTGTAACTCCTGTTGGAATAGTTGGAATTTTAATAAACTGCATTTGCTCATTACTAGAAGTTGAAACCATAACCGTATAACAGCCGTAATTGTCTACATCGGGAAGTATATTGGCACTATTTGAGGCATTTGTAAACGGATTTGTCATAGTCGATAATGGATAATTAAATGCACTCGCTGGCATACTTAGTATTGTGTTTATTAATCCACCACCAGTACCGCCGCTTGACACGCTCCCTAAGTCAATTACTGTCCAGTTGTTAGAGCCGAGGTAGAGAAGCGAAAAGCCGTCTAAGTTATCAAGCGTAATGTTTCCAGCTGTACCGTCGAGCGTGCCGCCGTTTAAATCAAGAGTTGCGGCAAAAGTAGTCGAGTTAATTACCTTAACCCCCACCTCATCACCAAAAGCATAAGTCCCGTCTAAAACAATAGAGAATGCAGAAGCCGTCATGTCCACAACGTAACCAGTACTTGCCACTGCGGTTGTTCCTGTTGTAATTACAGCAGAACCCCAATCTAATCCACCACCGCCACCGCCTATATCTTCCCAAACCGCACCTGTGTATCTGCGCCATTGGGGATTGCCGCTATCTGAATTAGTACCATCATCTAAATAAATGTCTTTAGTTGCTGGTGCGCTTGGCTCTACGCTTCTTGCGGTTGCGTTAATTATACCAGTTGTCGCAATATCAGGGAATGTTTGTTTTCCTACGTCGGTAACTGTGATTAGTGAATTTTGAATTAGTTTACCAGTAGTACCATCAAAGCGTACTATTGCGTTATCGGTAGAGCTTGCCGCTCCGACTACTAAATCAAGTAAAACCCGAGCCTCCGCAAGTGTTTTAGGGTCATATACCCCAGTTGTGTTATTCCAATACAAAGAATCGCTGTTATTATTGCCATCCGTTACATTAGTTCCACCGCCTCCAGAAGCACTCCCTCCACCCGTTGTGCCTCTGAGGTCTTGATAATATTCCCCGTCATCAAATTGTTCTAATGTATAAGCCGCACCAGTCCTATCAACAATAATTCTTGCGACTGGAACAAATACATTTTTTAAAAACGCATCTGATGGTTGATAAATTGCTTGATTTTTCTTATCTTCAAAAGCTTTATTAAAGTCTCCGTATTGTTCGGTTGTTCCAGTTTGAACAAGTGCCATTATTCTTGTAGTGTCATCCTCCATTACTCCTAAAATAACGTTGAACGACTTGCCGTCTGCTATTGCAACTCCATCTGAATACTCACCACTAAAAGAAAAGTCTGTTCCTTCAACATAAGTTCCATCACTTTTTATATAATAAAGTCCATCTATAGATACTTGTCTTTCCAGCGATGATACCATTTCAAAAATTAATTCATAAGAGCCAACCCCGATTGTTACATCTATTGTTGTGGCAGTAATTCCTAACCCTGAATTATATCTTGCCCCCTCAATGAAAAATCTATGATAAACGTTCTCTGCAATTTTATACATTTGCACGGGAGACTCTGCTTTACCATATATATTAATAGAACTTGCTGAAACCGTACCTGCTTTATAGGTCGACGCATGGGAGTGGATAACTACACCCTCTGGGTCTATATTTGCGGCTATTAATTCTAAAACATCACTTCCATTGTTTTTTAAATAAACATAAACAGTCTTTGGTGAAGCGTCAGTTCCAGCCTTAGAAGTCGCGTCCACTGATAATGTAGAGCCGGGGCTTTCAATAGCTAAACCATCTAATACCGCACTCAAAATACCTTCTCCACTACTATCAGTAGCAGTTATAGTCCAAACTCCTCCCGATACAGATTGCGATATGATATAAGGTAAAATGCCCGCTTCTTCTGCATAATCCTTATGAAGTTTTAAAAGTCTTCGTATTGTGATGTATTCACCATCAGCATTAGTAACATGTACATCCTCAAAGGTTTTAGAAGCACTTCCTATTGATTGTGTTGTATCCGTGTCTGGTATAATATCACCGTCATCATTAATTGTTAGTTCCGAACTTTGAACACCTTTTGCACCACCATCACCTCTGACAATGGAGTTATCTGTAATATTACCTGACGCAAGTAAATAAAATGTATCAAAATAAGTTTTTAATGTTGCTTTGAGATTCGCCCAAGTCAGCTTTTTAGGAGCAAAAGAAGCGGCACTATCATTTATGGCTATTAAGTCCGCATCAACCGGGGTAGTTTTCCCAGTAAAAGCAGTCCATAACTTAAGTAAAAAAACGGCTGCTAATGCAGTGGTTAGGTAGGTTGTTATCTTAGTAAATGTTAAAGTTATAAGACTGCCGGAATCCTCGGAATCGTTGGCGGCAATAGTGTCAGCTCCAACAATAGCCGCCTTTGTGCCAAGTATAGAAAAATCTTTGTTTACGAATCTGGCATCTTGTTCGGCTTTTGTATAAACATCAACGCCGGATAATTCAAGTACATCTTCACCGCTTGTTAAAAGTCTATTTGTGCAAGTATAGTTAAGCTTTGCTTTCATAAAAAACAAGGCTGTTGAAGGCTCGAAAAATTGAACTTCTGCAAATCCGTCTTTTTTGCTTGATCCGCCAAGTCTATTATAGAAATTAACTGTATTTGAGTTTAAGAAAAAGGATACTTCACCATCGGTTATATCTGGATTACGCAACGTTACACCATCATCATCAAGCCAAGAATTAGTTAAGTTAAATACATCACTTGAGGCTTCAATAAATAAAGGGGTTGCGCTTGCGTTTATGTATAGTACTTGTATATAGTCGTCGTCTTTTGTCGTCGGGTCTGTGTCGTCTGATAATCTAACTACTATTTCAGTACTTAAGTCTATGTAACCCCATTCGCCAGCCGCTAAAGCCCCTACCGTCCCCTCGCTTGCATCTACGCCGTTAAATTCTACGGTGTCAGGCTTTGTTGATAAAATCTTTTTGTATTCCGCTCCGCCCGACAAACTCCAGCCAGTAGATCCCAAAGGAATTAAAACACCTGCGTTTAAATAGTCTACATCGACAAGAAACCTTGCAGTCGTCCCGGATAAAAACTCCGTATAATCGGCTAATGGAAGTGTTTTGTTTTTGACAAACTGAACATTTATAGTGTCTTTTTGTCCAAGTGTTGACTGTGGTCTGCTTCTTTCGTCTGCGGAAAACGCACCGTCTGAATCTATAAGCTTATTATCTTCTACGCTAAAAAAGTATTTTTTCATATTATAGCCTATGTGTAAAAAACGTTCTAACTATATTTTTATGGATATAGCCAGAACGCACGATAACTATTAGATGGCTCAGACTATTATCAAGCCTAATCAGATGCGGTGGTAGTTACTAATTCCCAGTCTGCATCGGCGGTTGCGTTGGCAACTTTAAAATAAATCTTGCCAGCAGATGAATTATACTGTGATCCAGTTGCCGCAGCATCGCCACCATCGGCACGAACTGCCGAACGTGTATTTGCAGCACCAGTAATCAACACGGTTGCATTTGAAAACATAATTTCATTAGTATTTGTCTGATTTTCCATATAAATACCATTGGTGGAAGTTCCACCGGATAACGAAATACCATTAGTCAGATCGCCATATACGACAATACCATGTTTGACAACCGCTGTAGTACTAGCATGATTATGGAATGTAGCTAAAACATGTTCGCCACCACTGATTGGAGCCGACAACGCTTTAAGATATACAGCTAATCCGGCATTTTCTCCACCGTCATGTACAACTGTTGCATCTACATCATAATTTTTTATAGCAATCGCATTAGTTCCAGAATATGTATCACCAGCGACATTTATTTGCTGAATCAAATGCAACGGAGAAGCCCCGCCAGCAATAGTTGAGCTTACGCTAAGTTTTCCGTCTGCCGTAATTGCCCCGAGAGTAGCAATATCACGAAGTGCATCTACAACAATAGTTTTACTTGCTGTAACTGTACCAGCAGTAACGCCAGCATTTGTATTGAGTTCTGCAGCTGTGGCTGTTATGGCTGTTCCTGCACCTGCGCCAAGAAACAATCCGCTGTCTGCTATAACAATAGTGTCAACGTTTTTATTAGCTCCAAGCGAAAGCACTTTGCTTGCAACCGCTGTACCAGCAATAGATCCATCAATAAGATTGATTTCGTCATAAGTTGCTGTTACGCCGTCAAGTATATTTAGCTCTGCCCCGGTAGACGTCATTGATATAGCGCCAATAGTAAACGGGGTTGGAACTGTTACGGTTCCGGTAAACGTAGGATTTGCCAAAGGTGCGGCTAATGAAGCCTGTGATTTAATAGTAGTTGCAGCGGTTCCAGTAATGTACAACTGCGAGCAATCCACATACTGAGCGCATTGCTTAGTAATAGTATTAAAACGCATTTCTTGGGTACTAGTTCCTGCCATTGTTAAATTTAAAACTACGATACCAGCGAATGCCAATACGGCGAGAGACAATAAACTGTGTTTTCTCATTTGTAAAACTCCTTTTTGTTAGGTTTATCTTTGATACGGGTGTTTTTACTTATATTATATTGTTTTAATACAAAAGTCAAGCAAAAAACTTACATTTTTGTATCTTTTGTTCATATTTCTTACATTTTTGTAAGATTTTATTTTTCATACTCCTATTTTAATTATATTTATTTATCCGCTGTTTGCGGTTTGAACTTATCGCATTTAACTGGATTACATTTTTTTGAACTATGACTTACTCTGCCGTCTGCTTCTATATCGCACATCACCGTTTTAGGACTTCCGCACTTCTTGCACTCTTTGCCAAAAAACTTGTTTGTGTATTCGCCGTAAGTGCATTTATTAGGATCTATACCAGCTCTTAATAGTTTTGCTTTTTCTAAAAGCCTCCTGGCTGTTTCCTCGTATCTCTCTGCTGTTTTTATTAGTGTTTTATTCATAGTCATACCGATACACAATCTGCTGGATCACACACACCAGTACAACATCCACTTTCTGTACAATCAGTAAAGATGCTTGGATTTACACCTTGTGCGTAACCGCAACCTGAATTATTATTAGAAACACAATCCACAAAGGTACTATCATCACCACCAAAACCAACCCGACCATTATTAATGGCATAACAATTAGTAATGGTACTATTAGCATAAGCAAGAAACCCATCATAATAACAACCGTTTGCTGTACAATCAATAGCGATATATCCTAATTTTGTATAGCTAAATCGTGCTCTCTCAGTAAAACCTCTTGCACAGTTTAACGCAGTACAATTTTCCATATAATAAACCCAATCAAAACCAGCGGAAGTACACTCTTTTGCTGTACAGTTAATTGCATAAGCAATATTATG